AGCAAAAAATAGGGTGGAAGAAAAAAGAAAAGAAAAAGAGGATGAAGCACCAACGTTGTTTAGTTAGCCGAACTAAGCACTTGTGGCTAACACTGCGGTAAATATCCGCGTTAGTGGTTTTTGATGACTGTTAGAGAACGTTTTAAATATTAAGAGATCAAACAATTATTCGAAGAAATAGAAAAAAGATTTATATAGTGATAATATGAAGACAAAATCAACAGAAACGATAAACTCATTAATTGAGAAAACCCCGGACGTTGCAAAAATGCTCAACAACTTTGAAGCGTTGGGCGCAACAATAAAAGAGGTTAACAAAAAAGGTCAGATTGTATTTACTTACAATCCAAAGCTGGATTTTTGCGACTTTATGAAGCGACAGAGGGCTGCGATTCACTTAAAACAAATTACCGGGCTTGATGTTTTATTTGAAATGAATTAAATTCGCTTAATCCTCTTAGGGTTATTTATAGCTGGTTGAATGGGTCGTCTTTCATTGGGCGGCCCTTTTCTTTATGACAACAGAAGAGATAAATAAAATCAAAGTCGCGAAAGTAAAGTGTTTAAAATCTACTTTATTTTTTACGAGGTACTTTTTTAAGAACATTGACGGAAATAAATTCAGCGTTAATAGTCACCATGAAGAAATATGCAACGCGCTTGACCGGGTTTATAAAGGCGAATGTAAAAGGCTAATCATAAATATTGCGCCCCGTTATGGTAAAACGGAACTAGCTGTAAAAAATTTCATAGCTCGCGGTTTAGCTTTGAATCCTTCAGCTAAATTTATCCATCTTAGTTATTCTGATTCGTTGGCCTTAACCAATAGCGAAGAGACAAAAGACATAATTGATTCAGAATACTATCAATTAATGTTTCCGGAAGTAAGACTTCGAAAAGACTCAACCGCGAAAAAGAAATGGACTACAGAACAACGTGGTGGCCTATACGCGACAAGCTCAAGTGGTCAAGTAACCGGATTCGGTGCGGGGTCTGTAGATCTTGATGAAGAGTTAAAGGAAGAATTAAACGAAATAGATACTCAAGGAAAATTCGGTGGCGCAATAATCATCGACGACCCAATAAAACCAGACGACACAGATTCGAACGTATTAAGGGAAAAAGTTAATAAAAAGTTTGAAACAACTATTCGAAACCGTGTTAACTCACGAAACACGCCGATAATCGTGATAATGCAACGGCTACACCCTAACGATCTATGTGGGTACTTGTTAGACTTAGAGCCGGGTGAGTGGGAGGTTTTGTCCTTCCCGTGTATAGACGACAAAGGCAAGGCTCTTTGGCCGGGAAAACACAATTTAGAGGAATTAAGAAAAATACAACGAAACGACCCAGTAACATTTGAACGGCAATACCTACAGAACCCAAAGCCAGCCGAGGGGCTTGTGTTTCCTGAAGACGAATTAAAAAGATTCGAATTAAAAGACATTGAGAGTGTTCAAAGTGAGGGTTGTATTGCATACGTAGATAGTGCAGACGAAGGAAAGGACTCTTTTTGTATGGTCGTAGGTAAAATAATAGGCTCAGGATTTTATATTATTGACGTCATATTTAGCAAAGACAATCTTGACATAACCTACCCGCGAACGGTTGAACTTTCAAAGAAATTGAAAATTGATTATTTAAGGATCGAAACGAACTCCCAAGGCGCACCAATATACCGAAGGTTACACAACGACCTCGATAACACTCAAGTAAATCCAATCTTTAACGTAAAGAACAAAAACACTAGAATACTCGTACAGTCGGGATACGAAGACAAGCGAAGCCAAACACGACGATTCACCCGACGCGACCGCCGGGCTTTCTTTGTTCTTGCGTCAAATGTTCCCGTCACACTATGAGTAAATTAGGAAATTACCTACTTCGATTAACTAGCAATTTTATTCCTCGATACTTGTCGCAAGGTCAGTACCAAAATTTAGTTCTTGGTAATAGCCAGACTTTATATGTTGACACTGCAGACAAAGGTCAATTGTTTGACGATGTGCCTCACTTGAAAATGGTGATTTCTCAAAAGGCGAATATGTTTTCAAACATGAAGATTGTAGAATTAGACCTAAACACAGGCGAAAGGACGGAAGACAGCGACGCATTAAGGTTGTTAATGAACCCTAACCCTTTACAATCACAAGAAGAGTTTCTCAATCAAGTTAAGCTATACGAATCAATTTACGGGAATAATTTTATTTACCAGAATAAGCCACTTCAAACTTCAGAGTTGCCTAGAACATTAATGAATCTAATTCCCGACGACGTTAAAATTAACACAACGGGGAAACTGTACGACCAAACAGAAAAAGAAGGAATTATTTCTAGTTATGAGCTAAACTCAGGGTCTGTAACGCGCAAATTTCAACCTTCAGAAATTTTTCAAACAAAGATAAATTCTTCCGATAATATGGTTTTGGCTGTTTCCCCTTTTGAAACCTTAGTAAAGCCTATATCTAATATTCAGTTAGCACTTCAAACCCGTAACGCAATATTAAACGACCGGGGCGCGATGGGGATATTGTCAAGCCAAGCAAGCGGCGAAATAGGTCTACCAATGAAGCAAAGCGAAAAAGAACAGATTGAAAAAGCCTATTCAAATCAATACGGAGTCGGAGAAAATCAACGAAAAGTTCTTGTCACGCAATCGAATGTGAATTGGACGCCGATGTCCTATCCGACCAAAGACTTGATGTTATTCGAAGAAACCGAAGACGACCTTCAGCAAATAATAGATATTTACGGAATGAGTAGAGACATATTCAGCAGCACAAAGGGCGCAACGTTTGAAAATCAAGAAATGGCAATACGTGGAACTTATGAAAACACAATAATCCCAGAAGCTAAAAGCTTTTTGCGTGGATTGTCTCAGTTTTTGGGCCTTTTGGACCGGGGAAAAGTATTTATTCCGTCTTATGAGCATTTGGACATTTTCGAAAAAGAAACGGAAGAAGACAAAATCAAAGATGCGCAAATAGGGCTTATTTCATCGGGGGCGGTTCATATTAACGCATTAAACAAAAGCGTATATGACGGGATAACAAACAGAGAGGCAGCTATCGACATTTTAATTAGGCTTTACGGTATAGACCCAGAAGAGGCGCAACAAATGATAACAACCTTACGTTCAAATCAAAATAATTTGTAATATTGTATTCATGGACGTTTTAAAAAGCTTAAGCGAAAAAACATCAACTTTTTACAAGACCCGAACAAACACCGGGCTTTCAGTTAAAGACGTGGATCTTGCAAAACGAACGGTTCAAGTCATTTATTCAGCAATGAATTTTTTTGATTCGGACTTTGACGTCTTAAGGCCGGGCGCGTTTTCAAAAAGTATAAATGAAAGAGGGCCAAAGTCCAACGCGAAAGCAAAAATCAAGCATTTTCTTTTTCATGACCCTAACAGGATGCCCGGGAAAATCGAAGTTTTAGAAGAACGTGAGATTGACGGCCAAGTTGTCGAATATGCTGAAGTGAAACTTTCAGAAAGTACAGACGGAACAGACACCTTGATCAAGTATCAAGAAGGTATCTATGACAATCATTCAATCGGCTTTCAGTACGTACCCGGAAAAATTGAACTTATTGAACAAGGTCAAGAAGAATTTGAAAAAATCGTTGCTACTTTATCCAATCCCGAAGAAGCCGTTGCAAATGGGTTCCTTTACAACGTGACAGAAGTAAAGCAATTCGAAGGGTCAACGGTTTCTTTTGGGGCTAATTCACAAACGCCGCTTCTTGGCGTGAAAAGTGAAAACAAAGAAGGCGCAATTTTAAAGATATTTGAAAAGCTTGACAGAATGCAAAGCGTCATTAAGTCGGGCCAATTAAGCGACGAAGGGTTTATGAACCTTGAAATCGAAATGAATCAAATCAAACAAGGTTTGAAAACTTACTTTGAACTAAGCGAAAAGCCGTCGGCGAAGGATTCTTTGCAATCCGAACCCAACACTTCAACCGTTGTGAAAAGTGATCAATTGTTCTTTGAACATCTAAAAAGCAAATTAAAAAAATGAAAAATTTGAACGTGAAAGACTTAGGTCTTGGAGAAGACGCAACAAAGGCGGTTGAAGCAATCGTCGAAGCGTTAAACGAAAAAGCAAACGCAAACGAAGTGATTTCAAAAACTCAAGTTTCGGAAATGGTGGCTGAAGGGTTAAAAGGATTAGTTTCTGAAGAAAAAATGACGGGCTTAAAAGGCCAGGTTGAAGAATTAGCGGTTTCTTTGAAGGCGTTAAAAGAAGAAGCTTCAGCGCCAAAAGCGCCAGTTTCTTTCAAACAAGCGGTTGTGAACGCTTTAGAAAAGCATAAAGAAGACTTAGACAGGATTAAGGGCGCAAAAAGTGCCAGTTCAGCGGGGCATGTTGTTAGGTTTGCCGTAAAGGTTGCCGACACAATGACAATTGGAAACAATATCACAGGCGAAGCAAACGTTTTACCGCCTCAACAACTTCTACCGGGTGCAATTACAACTACAATTGGGATACCGTTTATCGAAGAGTTTATTGATATGTCGGGCACTACTTCGGCGTTAATCACTTGGGTTGAGGAGAAAAACGACGACGGGGACGCGGCGTTCACTGGTGAGGGCTTGACAAAAGCACAAATTGATTTCGATTTAGAAACTTACGCTTCAAGCGCTAAAAAAGTAACTGATTATATAAAGGTTTCGGAAGAAATGCTTAATGATATTCCTTTCATGGCCTCTATGATCGAAAATAAGTTAAGAAGAAGACACGATCTAAAAAGAGAAGACGGGATTTTGAACGGTGTTGCGTCTGCCACAACTTTTGACGGGATTACAACATTAGCTTCGGCATTTATTCCGGGAGGGTTTGCGCTGAATGTTGTTGAAGCAAATAGAAACGATGTAATTGTCGCTTCATTAACGCAAATAGTTACTGCATCATTAGACGAGTACGTTCCAAACATTGTCTTTGTAAATCCGCAAGACTTCGGTCTTATGAAGGTTGAAAAAGCTTCAGACGGTCACTATGTGCTGCCTCCATTCACAAGCGCTGACGGAACAGTTGTCGAAGGTGTTCGAGTAGTTCCAAGGTCAAAAATTCCGGTTGACTTCTTTTTAATTGGCGACATGAGCAAAGCACACGTCCGCGAACTTGAAGCGTTCAACATCGAAATCGGTTGGGAAAACGACGACTTCACGAAGAACTTGAGAACGATTATTGGAGAGTCAAGACTTCACTTCTTTATTGCTGAAGAAGAAAGAAAGGCGTTTGTTTACGATCAGTTCAGTGTTGCAATAGCGGCAATAAACAAAGTTTAATTTTAATCAATAAGGGGCGGCGGTTTCGCCGTTCCCTTTCTTTTTCTAAACAATAAATCAAAAATCAAATGTCACAAGACAAGAAAAAAGCCGAAGAAATGGCCGACAAAAGAACAAAAGCAGCCGTAAAGGACAAAGTGGGGAACGAAGTAATAAAAACGACTGAGCGAAAAGAATACACCGTCAAGAAGAATTTCGGACGTTGTAAGGTAGGCGAAAAAATAAAAGTTCACCCAATCACGGCGGTTTCGTTGGTTGAAAAGGGATTGATTGAGTAATAATGATTATCAAGCCGTCAGAATTTACCGGATTTTATAAGGATAGCCAAAACAGCTATTCAAAAGCGGAACTTCAATTGTTCATTGATAAGTTCGAAAAGTTGTATATGTGCCGATTGTTGGGCGCTGATTTATACGAAGACTTTATTAATGACCTTTTTGACGGCGTACCACAATCACAAAAATATATCGATATTTTCAACGCCTTTTGTAAAAGCGGAGGGCGTTGTTTGTATCAATCCGAAGGAATGAAAGAAATGTTGAAAGGGTTTATTTATTATGAATCAGTAACAACACAAAACTTTCAAAACACAATCGCTGGAACACAAAGAAACGAAAGCGACAACACTAAACAGGTTAGCGTAACTAATCTTTATAGAAACAGCGAACAAAGGTATAATTTAAGCGCAGAAACTTATAGTTCGATTCAATGGTTTATTTGTGATAATTACGACACATATTTCAGCGACACAATAACCGATTCAATGCAACCTCTTTCACCAAAATTTGCCGGCATACTTTAAAAAAATGGCTTGTTCAATTGAAATAATACCAAAAGTTTTAGGCGTTGACGTTGTCGATTTTCCGGCAAATGCGCCGTTTGTCACCGATGCGATTGACATTGAATTGAACTATTCTTGGAATTTTGCCACTTGTGCCGAAGGTTTTGACACAACCGGTTTAATCACGATTGAAGTACCTTGTTCGGCTTCGGGTGATTGGTTGCCATACGACGAAGCGGCGCGTTCGGTTGAATTCTTCAACGACATTGTTTTCAAAGATACACATTTGCCATTCGATCAAATACGGTTCAAATTTGTACCATTCGGAAACACAACCGGGACGGTCACAATGAAAATGACATTAAAAAAGAACGTTTAACAATGCGAAAAATAATAAATTTAGCAAAAGCCGAATCAAGAAGTTCTCAATTATACGCAATTGATACGGGCACCGATCCAATTTTGATACCTAACAATTCCGGAATTGTGCCGCTTCTTGGGGTTAGGTTAAACGCTAATTCGCAAGACTCAAAACTTTCTATCACGTCTTTCACAACGTTGGCAGTAACAAACGACGACTATTCGTATGTGTGGCTATTAAACCCAACACTTGACACGCCGCCGACATGGACGCCGCCGGGGTCAAATCCTCAAAACTTGGGAACGGTTTCCGATGTGTTCATTGGTGACGGTTCGCAAAGAATAAGCCCCGGAAATGAGGGTATCAAACTCGTTTCGGGTTATGAAGCGAGAAGGTCAGCAGAATTGAACAACTACACCGGGCACCAAAGAACGCTCGGCGTTTCGGGCGGTGTTTCGAACGAATTATTTCTTTGTATTAGAGAGATAAACAACGATTTAGGCGTTTTCGCTTCAATTATGCGTGACGAACTACTTTGATGATTCCAGACATTGCAAAAATATTGAACGA